GACCAGGAGGTGTCAGATGGTGAGTTCACAGAGCGCTCCCGGTTTGTACCGTCCCAGGGTGGTTCTAGCGCGTACACCAAAACCACGACTGTGTTCCACAACGGTATCCAGGTGCGCAAGTACGCATCACCCGTCGAGGTTGTTACCGAGTGTGCCGTTCAGAGTGACTCTGAGGCTGACCAAGTAGCTATGGCTGATGTCCTTGCTGAGATCATTCGTCAGCAGCGCAACGATTGTCCTTCCATTTGGATTCGCGGCACTCATTGGTGCGTTGAGAAGTACCTGGGGGCATATATGCGGTCGCGTGCGGTGCGTTCTGTCACACATTACGTGATGGAATGGTCGCTGTGCCGCAGGTTTGTTCTGTGGGGATTCCAGAGGTACACTTCCAACAACAGCCACTACTACAAGTGGCTGGGCGATGTTATCCAGTCATGTTACATGTCGCGGAAGTGGCGATATGTCCTATATGGCTTGGGTGCAGTGTCAGCTGCGGTGGTTGCTTTCGGAGTCTTTCGCGGTACCAAATCAGATACAGAGGTACAGGTCCTACGACAGCCAGTTTCGGACGACGCATTCCCGCGTTCGGAGAAGGTCAACGTGTGGAAGCGCGATGACTACGAGACCTCCTCTTTCGATCGTACACCTATGAATGTGTCGTTCGCTAGTCTCCCACATGATCAGATCATGAAGATCGTCGAGCGGAACGTTGCTCGCATCAAGGTTTCTGATGGTCTGCGTGCCCGAGAGGGAAACGTGTTTAGCCCGTGCGGACACCTGTGGATGACCAACAACCACACTCTTCTGAACTCAGGTGATCTTGAGGTTACGCTGTCGGTGACACCCCATACACAAGGGGCGTCATCTAATGTGACCATGCGATTGACTCAGGCTGACATCTTGCGTTTCCCTGACCGTGACTTGGCATTCTTCGAGGTGTTTAGTTGGGAGACGAAGCGGGATCTGCGTAGTCTCATCCGGAAACCCTCGTTGCGGGGAGCCTACACTGCGACGTACGTCACGCGGGACAAGAGAGTGGCTACGAAGCTCACTAAAGTGCGTTGCGCTTCGCTCATCCGCATGCACGTGGCGGAACTGGATACCTATTTGGACCTCTGGACTGGAAGTGCTGATGTGGCAACAACTGTGGGTGATTGTGGTTCACCCATGGTAACTCATCAGCCAGTGTCTTGCATTCTGGGTATCCACACGCTAGGGAACCCCAGTGGTACCGTGTGGGCTGCTGCAGTTGACAGTGACATTGTGGAGGCTGCCCTGAAGTACTTTGCTACACCTGTTGTGCAATGCGGCACTCCTGTGATCAGTGCTCCCTCACGTGAGAAGTCTCTCGGACCGCTTCGCCAGAAATCCCCCCTGCGGTGGTTGGAGGCGGGTACCATCCGCGTGTACGGTAGTTACGTGGGCCAAGGTCCAACCTCGCGCTCGAAGGTGAAGCCCACTTTGCTCAGTGAACAGATCCTGCGTGAGAGAGGATGGGAGTTGAACTACGCTGCACCTGATCTTCGAGATTGGCGACCTTGGCGGTTTGCTCTCGTCGATTCTACTCAGAAGCAGTTTGGTGCGTTGAGTCCCTCCATCATGAAGGAGATCGCGCGCGCATATGCTGATGATGTGCTTGAAGCTCTGCGCGGGAGTGAGGTGTGTCTTGAGCCGTTGTCCCACAAGGCAACGATCAACGGTATTCCTGGGGTCCGCTTCATTGACAAGATGAACTTCAAGTCGTCGATGGGGGAACCGTATAACAAGAGCAAGAAGTACTTTCTGAGTGGCGTTGAAGGTAACCAGGAGTTCGACCAGGAGATCCTTGACCGTATCGCTCACGTTGAGGCATGCTATGAACGCGGACAGCGAGCGTGCCCTGTGTTCAGTGGTCAGCTTAAGGACGAAGCACGTGCCAAGAACAAAGTGGCGCAGGGAAAAGTGCGTGTGTTTACCGCCGCACCTGCCGACTGGAGCTACGTGGTGAGGAAGTACCTTCTGCCTTTCGTGAAGCTCATGCAGGAACACCCCTTCGTCTTCGAGTCGTCGCCAGGATGTACTGTCCAGTCTTTGGAGTGGCAGCAGTACTACGTATTCCTCACGCACTTCGGCTTAGATCGCAATGTGTGTGGCGATTACGGCAAGTTCGACAAGCGTGCCGAAGCTCTGATCATCCTTCTGGCTTTTCAGGTCATCAAGCGTGTTTATGCAGCGTTCGGGTGGACTGAGGAGCAGCTAGTGATCATCGACTGCATTGCGGAAGACACAGCGTACGCATTTGTCAACTTTGACGGGGACCTATTGGAGTTTTTGGGCTCCAACCCGTCGGGTCATCCATTGACGGTCATCATCAACTGCATCATCAACGCGCTGTACATGCGCTTTGCGTTTGTGGACCTCCACCCCGTTAGAGGTGACACCTACAGCGTGGCGCGGCAGTTCAAGTCACTCGTGCACCTCCTCACGTATGGTGATGACAACGCCATGAATGTGTCGCGAGACGCAGATTGGTTCAACCACACAGCCATCCAGTCTTCCATGGCTCGGATTGGTGTTGAGTACACCATGGCTGACAAGGAGAGCGACTCGCGGCCTTTTATCGGCATTTCCGAGGTGTCCTACCTCAAGCGCAGGTGGCGGTGGGACGAGGACATTGGTGCG